ACTTGCAAGCGGTGGAATGACTTTATTATCTACAACAACATTAACAGGTGCATCAACAACAGTTTCATCTATAAATCAAACATATAAAAATCTTCAAATTATGGTGGTTAATGCTTATTCTAGCGGCGCAAATAATGATTATTTTCAGTTAAATGGTGATACTGGTAGCAATTATGGTTTTAGGTTAAACAGTGATGGTGTAGATGATCACGGTAGCGGAGTTGCGACCGCTTATTTTGGGGTTATGGGAACATCACAAGGATATTATGCTGGCACTTACATAAGCATTACTATTCCACGATATTCTGAAACTGAATACAAAATGACCAATTTCATTCAAACACAGGGCAATTCTTTTTATCTTGGCAGTAATACTTGGAATAATACTGCTGCAATTACATCATTTACTATTGGCGTGACCAATTCTCAAACTATGAGCGGTGGCACTATGTATATATACGGGGTGAAATAATGAGCAGACCAATGATCAGAATACATGACTCAGAAAAAGATCAAATCATTGATCGTGAAATGAGTGTTGCCGAATTCAAAATTTATGAAGCAACTGATGAAGCAAACTTATTAAAGGAAGCCAAAGCCGAAGCAAAGGCTGCTCAACGCCAGGCAATCCTAAACAAATTGGGATTGACCGCGGATGAAGCGCAATTGTTAATCTTATAAACAAACCAACAATCTAAGGAGCAATGAAATGCAACCAGTTCAATTTAACATATCAAATGAAACAAAATATGATCTACGCGTTCAAGCATCAAATGGTGCAACTGCATCAGCCCCGGCAGGTGGCAAAACTGAATTAGGATTTGGATCAAATGACACAAACATCACATGTGCAATGCGCTGGTATCAGGATGGAATCTGCATTTTGCAGGGCTCAGTGGCATGGTCAGCGGGTGGATCAGGGGCTGATGATGGCTGGACAACCAGCAACATCATTTGCATGAATGGCAATATGAACGGTGTGCCATTCTCAGGTTGCAATGAAGGATGGGTGGAATTGCAACCCTATAATCTGATGGCAAATGGCGGTCAGGTAAGCGTGACCTACACAAACGCCTAAGTCACAAAGCACAATTGTTAATTGGCTGATGATTAGTCAAAATGGCTGGATTGCATCTGAGGATCAAAATGCAATTGGCATCAAGTCATTTCCCGTGCCTGGCACAAAGATTAAATTGCGGTGCGCTGAAAAGGTTGCACCGCTATTAATCACATTTGCCGCTGAATATCACCAGCATATTCAAAGCATTGAGCCTGAAGGTGAATTGCAATGCTGGGGTTATGCATTCAGAATGCAGCGCGGTTCAGAAAAAAAATTAAGCAATCATGCCAGCGGCACTGCCATTGATTTATTAAGCAAAAAATACCCATTGGGAAAATTAGGCGATTTCACACCAATGCAATCAGTTTTGATTGATGCGTTGTGCAAAAAATATGGCTTAACCTGGGGTCAAAAATGGAAACGCCCTGATCCAATGCATTTTGAGGTTTCAGTAAATGAGGCGCAATGCGCTGAATTAATTGAAAAGTTAAACCTAGCGAAGGGTAAATAATGGATAAATTAAAACCAGTGATTGCCAGTTGGTTGCGCTCCTATGTTGCAGCGGCACTGGCGGTTTATATGTCAGGCGGCAATTTGCAAGCAATGGCAATGGGTGGCGTTGCGGCAATTGTGCCAGTCATTTTGCGCTGGCTCAATCCCGCAGATGCAGCATTTGGCAGGGTGGCAGCCGCTAAGTAAGCGGTCAATCACAAACCCCGTGTGATTAGCACGGGGGGCGTGTTGGTCATTGCCAATTGTCAGCCCTTGGTGTCATACTGATTTAACCCCACCAATCAGGCGGGGGATTAGATCGGGAGCATACAAATGAACAATGAAATGATAAATGGTGCAGCACTCTTAATGGGGGTGCTTATAGGGCTTCCAGTGGGCTTGAAATTGGGCTACAAACGGGGCGATACGCAAGGCAGCCGCAGGGGATTTGCCCGCGGTTTAGCGGTCACCCGTGAGATGGTTTCAAGGATCAACAATGGTGCTTGAAAATTATTCTACGGTTGCAGAGCGGATTGAACAATTTTGGATGTTAAATCCAAAAGGTCGTATTGATCAAAACATCATTTACCAGGATGGCACTCGCTATATTGTGCAAACTGATCTTTACCGGGATGCAACTGACATGCTCCCTTACGCAACTGATTTTGCAGAGGAAATCAGATCAACCACCAATCGCTTCCCATGCGAAAATGCATCTACCAGTTCAATTGGGCGCGCATTACACACAGGTGGGCTAAGTAAATTCAGTGAAGGATTTGCCCGTGAATCGGCTGACCGCATGGATCGGGTCAATCTAAGCATTGTGCCTGATCCTGAGTTTGCCAGCGTTGGAGCATCACTTGATGTGATGGTCAAAGAGATTTATGAGGGTGTGACCCATTCAGAAAAACCCCAATGCAGCCATGGTTATATGTTAGAGAAGGCTGGCGTGGGCAAAACTGGGAAAAATTACTCAGGCTATGTTTGCGGGTCAAAAACCAACCAATGCAAGCCGATTTGGAATTGACATGGGCGGCATCTCATTCACTCAAAATGGGGTGACTGCACACATCACCGCTGATGGTGAATTGCTTAATGATAAACAGGCTCAACAATGTGATTCATGTTTTGAGCCGTTTGCCAAAATAGACATGATCCCAATTGTGGATGATCGGTTAATCATTTGCCGTGTTTGCTATTTAAAACACCTCAACAGATGATTTGCATAACACTGACCCCGGCAGAGGAGATCACATCTGCCAGGGTTGGATTGGCACGGGCTGAATCATACAAAACTGGAGATGTAAATCACCGCCCCGGGTATAACTACTCAAACAAGTATCAAACTTACTTTGAGGTAATTAGTGCAAACATTATTGCATCAGGGGCTGAAATTGCCGTTGCAAAGTCATTGAGGATTGCAAATTTCAAACCTAGGGTGAACACATTTAAAGACGAGCCGGATATTGATTGGAATGGATTACCCATTGAAGTTAAGTGGACATCATGGTTGGCTGGTCATTTGATCATTCAACCAAGTGATCGTGATGATGATGTTGCAATCCTATGCACCGGCACTGCTCCTGACTACAAAGTCATTGGCTACTTGCCTATTGCAGCGGCTAAAAAAACACGCTTCCTGCACAAATCAGGATCGTATTGGGTTAGCCAAATAAACCTGCGACCTATTGAAACCATAACAAAAAGCATATATGCAAACTTATCCATTTGATTGTCGTATCTGCAAAACGCGCACGCAGGGAATGGTGCGCATAGTTGGTGATCTATTACCGCCGGGGCTTGAAGTCTTGGAATGCACAGGGTGTGGATTACTAGGGGTAACATTTGTGGGCGAAACACCGAAGGTCAATGATGGCGTGTCGCTTGACTAAGGCACTACGCTCACCAATGCCCGCTGGAGATGCAGGGCGGAAAATCTCCAGGCGCGGATCACTAACGGGAGTTCTTTGTATTCTGCTATTGCAGATCACATCAGTGGAAAAAACTTATTCTATAACCTCTATTGATCATTTTAAACTTTATGCTCATTCATTAGTTGTTGATGCTAAAGAATACAGATGTTTAGAATTGTTGTGGACTAAAGAATCAAATTGGAATTACAAAGCAAGGAACAAAACATCAAGTGCTAAAGGCATACCCCAACTGCTAAACCTAAAGACTAATGACCCAATAGAGCAGATCAATCTAGGGATTAAATATATTAAGCATAGGCATCAAACACCGTGCCAAGCGTGGGCTTACTGGCAAAAGAATCGGCATTATTAAATGTTAAATACCACGCGTAATGGCAGCACTTATAGATGGCGACAGATTCGCAAACGCATCTTGATCAGAGATGGCTCAACTTGTCAGTTATGTGGGCAAACTGAAGGTCAATTGCACATTGATCACATCATCCCAAAACGCTTGAACGGTAGTGATCTTGATTCTAATCTGCGAGTATTATGTAAGTTGTGTAATTTACGCCGGGGTGGGTCTTTTTTTGAACACGATAAGCCAC